TCTGTTAACCCACTGCCCGGCGACAATAAAACCCGCCGGGCTAACCAAACAGCGAGCGGGCAGAACAAGCTGGGGCCATCGCCTGACCGTTGGAAACTTCGCTCTATAACATACCCCGGAATCGCTGCCGCAATGGCCGACCAATGGGGCAAAAACTAACTACCCACCCTCAACCTAAAGGATCAAACACAATGGCAACGCACTTCACAACCTACGAAAAAGCCGTTTCCGACTGGCGCCGCGTCGCTGCCACCAGTGATCGCGCATGGGCAACCTTCCGCAAGGCTCGTGAACGCCGGGAACTGAAACGCTTCACCTATGCCGCGGAGGAGGGTGTCATTACCGCCAGCGCCGCTGTAGGGCGCGCGCAAGACAATCTGGCGGACAAGGCGACCATCCTACGCCGCGCGTGCCGCACGCTCGCGGAACAGGAGTTAGCATCCAACGCGCGCGCGTGCGTGCCGTACAAGGCGCCCACGCAAGGCGAGATAATGGTTCGCTCTGAGGCTCTGTTCGCCGCTGCAATAGGGGCGGCCTAGACCATGCAAAGGTACCATGTAGAAAGCCGGAAAGAGGTGCGGGCCCAGAACCTGAGCCTGGACATTCAGCACCGGCAGGACGACCGGCTGTATATCCACCATAATGCCAAGTCAGTGGAACTGATCCAGTCTAACGCCGCGCGAGGCATGACCCGCAAGGCGATGGAGCGGATCTGGTCCCTGCGCCTGCTAAACCTGGTACTAGGCCATGAGGTGCCAAAATGAGCGACATGGTCGAACGAGCAGCCCAGGCCATACTATTCAAGGAGCGCGAGGGCATAATCAATGAGTTCCACGCGCGGGTTTTCGCTATTGCCGTCATAAAAACCATGCGGGACTGTACCCCGGCCATGCTCGACGCCGGGTCCGCCGCGCACCCCGCCGGCGGATACGTTCGGGGCACCCTGCTAACGGATATCATAGAAGCTGAGTGGGTGGCGATGTGCGATGCAGCCCTGGAAGATCCACAAAACAATAGTTGACACCTGCAAACATTGATCTAACCTCCACCGAACAACTCAAGGAAACAAATCTCATGCTATGGAACCTACACAATCCCAAGACTGACGCCGACGCCGACGCCGCCCTGGAGGCCGCTCTGGCGTCCGCCCGCGCCGCCGCAGCCGCCGCTTACGACGCCGCCAAGGCTTACGCCGCCCTGGATGCAGCCTACGCCGCCTGCGGGTCATACGCCGCCCTGAAGGCCGCCCACGCCGCCTTGGAGGCCGCCTATAAGGCCACCTACGCCTCCGCCCACCAGGACGCCAAGAATGCCGCCGTAATGGGTGCCGCATGAGCCCCCGCAACTACGGCTTGCGCCCCGACAACCGCCCCGTGTACGAGCCCCCGCCCCTCCGTTCTAGCGTCGCCCTGCGCGTCGCCGCTCTGGTGTTCGGCGTCGTCTTGCTGGCCGCGCTAATCGCCTCCGCCTTTGCCGTGGCGTTCATGGCGCACGAACTGGTGGTATTCCTATGAAACAGCACCCAACACCCTGGACGCCCAAGGCCGTAGGCATCCTGATACGCATGACGCGCGCCGGCGCCAATTCGGGCGAGATTGCACAAACCATAGGCAATGGGCTGACGCGCAATGCCGTACTGGGCAAGGCCCACCGCCTGCGCGCCGGGGGCATGTCCGTGCCCACCTGCGCCTTGTCTACAGTCAAGGCGGCGCCCAAGCCGCCCGCAACGCCTCGGTCTCGCGCCGGCACCACCCACGTCGGCTACGCCTTCGGTAAACGCTTCACGAAGGACGTGCCGCCCAAGCTTATGAAGGCCACGCCCCACGACACCATCGACCCGAAGACGCCGGGCTTGGTGCGCATGATGGACCTACAGCCGCACAGTTGCCGCTGGCCCCTGAACTCCGCCACGCAGGGAGAGTATTACTTCTGCGGCGACTTGCGGGAGGGCGCGCGTCCGTATTGCCCAACGCACGTCGCCCTGGCGTATGATTTTAGATCTAAAACACAGGCCCAGGCATGAGCGCGCACGATGAACGCCACGGCGGGCCCTTCGACTGCGGATCGGCCGATAATTATTACGGACGCCCCTTCAACCCGCACTATTGGCCAGGGGGCACGGGTAAGGGCCTCAGCATTGGCACCGCCAGCATGGAAGCCGAGGAACTATCGGCCTACGCCGCCGGCTGGGCCGACAATGAGGCATCAGGCGCACGAAAGAACTGGGGTTAACATGCTGGACCGTCCAATGGGACTTACCTTTTTCACTCTTTTGATGGTGCTTTGGGCCGGCGCGACAACCCTGGCCTATTACTTTTTACAGGAGGTATTGCCATGATTTACGACGAAGACGGCGGACGCCGCACCCTCGGCGCCCTGTCTCGGGCACACACGCCGGAGGAATATACAAACATGGTCTGGCAGTTGCGTTACCCCAGCCCCAGCCCCAACGCATCCAAAATCGGCTGGCCGATCAAGCGCATCGCCGACAAGCCCTTTTTGCTGATTAAGTTCAAATGAATGCCGAAGACGCCCTGTCCCGCGTCTCGGACATCCTCCAGCAGCGCGGCAAGAACTACGGCGACGCCCGCGCCAACATGACCGAGACGGCCAGGCGCATGAGCTTGACGCTTGGCATGCCCGTCACGCCGGCGATGGTCTGCCTGCTGATGATAGACGTGAAACTGGCTCGGCTCAGGGAGACGCCAACGCACCTGGACAGTATCCTAGATATTATTGGCTATGGTTCCCTGCTGGCCGGGCTGAATAGCGACGTCTAAGTCACCTGATAGGCACTACCTTTTCACCCAGCACCCGAAGGGGCGACACGGCCCCGCCGGTCGCCTCTATTTCGGCTATCCGGCGCGCGTCCGAGTTGTTCAAGTGATCCAACGACCGCGCCGAGAATATGTGCCGCTTGGTGGTCAACTCGCGGGTCGAGACGCGCCCACGGTCGCGCCAGCCTGCCTCCTTGAACGCATGAAGCAGCGCCGCCGTCGGGATCTTGATATGCGGGGGCACCAGACCGGACTGCATAACCCGGTCCAGCAGGATATGGAACGGACCCGCCGAGATGCCGCTGGCGAAAGGCCCGGAACGCGACCGCATCAGATCGACCAGGTGGCTCTCGGCGCCGCTCATGCCGTGTTCGACCATGTTGATCTTGAAGTCGGTGACGGCTGGCGCAGCAGCAGGGTTGAACCTGGACACGTCCCGGTCGTGCAGCCACCGCGCGATGGTCGCAAACCCGCCGGCACCGTACCAGGCCCACAGGTCGCGGGCTGCGTCGGCGTCCATACGCGGGGCAGTGGACCACAGGCAGAACCAGCGCCGGTCCTGGGTGGGTATGCTGATCGGCAGGGGGTCGTTCGTAAACGCCAGGACGAACAGGCGATTGACCATCTGGTAGGGGTGGAGGCCCTTGCGGTTGACCGTCAGCGTCTCCGGCGGCGCCGCGATGATGGGCTTGAGCTTGTTAGCCAGAGCGCGGCGCTCGCGGGCCTCGGGTTCCTTGAGTTCGTTCAGGATGATGACCTCGGCTTCGAGGTCGTAACCCCACTGCGAAGAAAGGTTATCGTTATCTACAATCGACCGGTTCCGGTGGTGCGGGCCAGCGATGGCCCAGATGAACGGTGCCCACATCGTATCCTTGCCGCAGCCCTCGTCGCCGCCGTGCAGGATCGCGTGGTTGACCTTGACCTTGGGGTTCTGGACCTTGAACGCCATAGCGTCGAGGCAGTGCTGCAACTCGCTAGGCTCGGGCAGCATCGTCTCGCAGTGCGCCATCCAGGGCGACACGTCGCCCGACGGGACGGCGGACACGTCAGGGCGCGCGTCGATCCAGCGGTTGCCGTAGACTTGGCCCTCGCGGGCCACGAAGACGCTGTCGCCGGGGGAGTAGGTGATCCCGGTGAGAGCCTTGGCCCCGGCGGCTTGGCGGTTCTCGTCAAAGCAGTGCGCCGGCAGCACACGCAGCTTGGGGTTATGCACCGACCGGCAGTCAATGTGACGGTAGACGGCGTTAAATGCCGACCGGGTGACCTCCTCGCGCTCCTGGATGTCGAAGTAAGCGTCATCCGTCTGGATGTAGGCGTAACGTTCAAACCAGGCGGACTTCTCGACGCGCCCGCGCTCCTTGCGCTCGACCTCGGCGATAAACTCCTTGGCGCGGTCTGGGAACGCCTCGCTCGGCGCGATCTTGTCCATCGCCAGCGCCATGCGTTCGGCCAGCAGTTCGTCGCGCAGCCCCGGCGTCGCGCGCGGGCCACCGTTCTCGGCTACCCAGTCCAGAAACGCGCGGCTGTCCAGGTCTACACAATGACCGTGGAAGCAGTCGAAGGCGCGGTCCAAGGGTTTGTAGCGGGCCTCGACGATCCCGTCCGTGTGCGCGGCGCTGTTAGGGCAGACGATGGACAGCCAGCCCTCGCCGTTCGGCTGGGACAGGACCAGACCCTTGTCGTTCAGCCATTGCAGGACCGTGTCCTTGCCGGTGTCGCGCAGGGTGATCGCCTTAACGTCGCCGCCGTCCTCCTCGCCCGGCGTGACGCCCAGAGCGGCGCATATCTCGTCTAGGGTGTACTCCCGCTCCGGGTGGAACTCGACCAAACGCGACGCAAACAGGTCGCGCCCAGGCTTGAGGTTGACCGACCCCGGCAGACGGAAGTTGCGGACGGCGTTCGTGGCGCCTGGATCCGTGTAGCCCGCCTCGGCTATGGCGCGGATGGCGGCAGTAAACCGGCCCTTGGTGGGCTGGTCGCTGAAACCGTACCCCCACTGGAACGACCCCGGCGATGTCTCCATGATCCACGTCGGCGCCAGCGGCGGGGTCTTGGACTTGGTGCCGATGTCGTCCAGCATCATAACCAGAACGAAGTCGCAATAGTCGCGGGCCGCCGACAGCTTGCCGTCTACGAAACGGTCCAATATGAACGCGCCCGTGTTGGCGTACCAGGCTTGGCCGTCCTTCAGTTTATGGGCGGGTAGGTACGCCGGCCAGGTACACTTGAGCGTCCCGTCCGCATGGTACTGAAGCTCGTTGTCCCGCATCCAAGGCTTCTGGCGCACCAGCAGGGCTGTCTCGCCCTCCATTGCTAGGCCGGTGATGTATTCGATGAAAGTGCGGCGGTCAGCCATTTCGTCTCCTTATTTGCCGTATCTCGACATGATTGCCACCTCAGCATCGAGAGGCAAGCCCTCGGCCCAAGCAGGCGGTGTACGCATTGCAGTCAGCAGTACCTCAGCATCTCGCGGTGCGTCCGTACATTCCAAAACAATTTCGTCATGCACATGAAGTACGATTTCATGCCCGGCCTCGTCCAGCTTCCGCAGCGTTTCTCGCAGCAAATCGTGGGCGATGGCCTGGGTGATGTTCTCGCACGCCAGACCCTTCCAGAGACGTGCGCGGGGCCATTCTTTAGCGTCCGCGCCCGGTTTCCAGGCGGCTTTGGCGTATGTCGGACCATCCTCGTCCAAACGTGCGAAAGGATAGCATAGGACACGGCTTGAGGGCAGGATATACCAGAGATGTTGGCGGTCGTAATAATACGTTACGCGGCCCGCGCCGAACTCCCGACCTGGATACCGCAGCGCCGCCGTGTAGGCGCGCTCCAGGTCTTGCCAGTAGGGCACAGACCAGGGGTTAGCCCGGCGCCACGCATTGACCATACGCAGGGCCTCGCTCTCGGCCATGACGACGCCGTAGATCCGGCCCATCGCCGCGAAGGCACCGACGCCGCCGGCGAACCCGCAGGCAAGCTCCTGAACCTTGCCGACCTGGCGCTGGGCCTTGGTAACGTCAGCGACCGGCACCCGGTAGGTGGCGGCGGCGTTGACCTTGTAGACATCCTCGCCCGCCCGGAACAGCTCCAGCTTGTCGATGCCGGCTGGACGATCCGATGCCCACGGCGTCACCCGCGCCTCGACCGACGCCCAGTCGGCAACGACCAGGCTCTTGCCGGGCGATGCCATCAGCGACGGGCGCAGCATACGCTTAAGAACGTCGGTGACGCGCTTGCCGTGCAGGGGGACGATCTGGTGCCCGCGCACGATAGCGTGGCGCACCGTCTCGGGGTCGTCCGCACAGACGCGAGGGAAGTTGTGGACCTGAAGCCCGAACGACGACGCGCGACCGGTGGCAGCGCCGCCAGCGAACACGAACGCGCCGCGCACCCGGTGGTCCTCCTCGTCGGCTAGGGACGCCGCCCGGCTGAACTTGGCAACGCTCGACGCCCACAGGTCGTCGGCGCACTGGATCACCTCGGCCACGTCCGGTGGCACCTCGGCGGGGTTCTCCTCGGCCAGCACTAGCAGGCTGGCGCGGACGTTGCGGTCGATGGACAGCTTCGGGACGCCGTCCTTGTAGACCGTCGCCAGCTTGGTAGCCTCGGGGCCGACCCGGTCCAGCACCCAGCCGCGCATCTTGGGGCTGCGGACGCTGCTGATCTCGCCGGCGGTCACCTCGCGCACGATGTCCTGGATCTCGGTCATCTCGGCGTCGGCGTAGCGCACCGCAGCCTGGGCCAGCGGCAAGTCCAACAGGACGCCACGGTCGTTGATGCGCTCGTTGACGTGGTAGTCGGCCAGTTCGGTGGCGGACAAATCGCGCATGGCGTGGCTGAACGCCCGCATGGCGCGCACGTCCTGCTCGCAATAGGCCACCATCTCGGCCATCTTGGCGGGGTCGTCGCGGAACTGACCGTCCGCCTGCGGGATCGACAGCAGCCGGATTAGCGCGCCGCCCTTGTGGTCCTTCTTCATGGACGCGCCCGAGAACCGGCCAACGTCTTCTAGGCTACCCGGCGCGCAGTTGGCGCGGGCTTGGCTGGCGGTGCAGTAGAACTGCTCCAGCTTGGAGTCGATCTGGAGGACGTACCAGAAGAT